AGCTAACGTACACCCAGAATCATCATATCAATTTGCTCAAGCAAAAACGGCCTACAAAGCATTCGCAGAAATAATTTCAGATAAAACCGTAATAATCGGTAAAATCACATGTAGGTTTGTTATGTGTTCAGCTAAAAGCGCAGAGGAATTAAGCAATACCCGTAACGAATTGGTTTCCGCAATGGTTCCCAGCTCCACATTAACACTGGATTCTGGGGACGATTTGGGTACCTTTATCAAAACAAACACTGGTAAATTACACGCGTGGGAAGGAGACTTCAAAAGTTTCGACGGCTCACAAGGCTCACATGCGCACGTGTTTTTCTTCAGAGTTTGCAAACTACTCGGAGTCCCCCCAGAATTTATTCAATTTTTCAAGGATTTTGTTGCCAATACAGTATTATTAATGCACAACAAAACCAACGAGGACACTAGCATAGATGCAAAAATCGTGTTACCACGAGCATTTATTGTCAAATCCGGACAAGGCACCACCACAATTCAGAACAATATCAACAGCCTAGGGTCATTACTTGTAGTGATGACTGAATGGATGGCGAGTATAGGAGAAATAACGGATGATAACTGGCATACATTCAATGAGTTTGCTCGGCAAACAATTAAAGAATTTGGATTTACACTCGAGTGTATGAACCACGAAAATCCGGACGACCTCTCTTTCTTGAGGGGTTGGTTTGTCCCAACCACAAGAGGGGACTACATCTTCTTGCCATTACTATCTAGACGACTAAAGATGGGTAACTTAAGAACAAATCCAATGTGTTTTACCAAGTCGAGTGATTTTGATCACGCTGTTAGAATAGCTCAGTACATGGAAAGCCAGGCTGGGTTAGGGATTCCGTGGAATTACCCAGTCGTCGGGAAGTATTTGAAAGATTGTTATAGACGCGGGGTTTTCACATTAAGAAAGTACAAACCATCATTAGGCAGAGTTGATTATTCAAATCCAACCAATGTCCTAGTAGACAGAGAACAATTAGATGGAATGGTACAAAGACGTTACGGTCTAACATGCGATGAATTAGACGCATTACACACACCTCCAGACAAACCATATGTCATAGTAGGCTCACCATTAGCAAAAGTCTTATACGAGGCGGATTACGATTCGTATCCAGAATGGGACTTAGAACAAGCAGAAAGAGTTATAAACCAAGCAGGTGAAGCGAACCCATTAGAAATGGGTTCAGAGGAGGAGGAATTTTAAACTGATTAGTTACTGGCGTAAGGGAAAATTTAGTCCGTTTATCAACATAACACACTAAACATGAAACGAAACAATGTACAAACG